AAAGTGTAGCAGATAATAACTATAGGATTATATAATTATGGGTTCAATATTTAAACCAAAAATGCCAGCATTGCCACCACCTCCAGCTCCTGTTGAGCCACCAGAGCCAGAAATTTCTCCAGAGGAACAAGCAAAGATTGATAAGGAACAAGCTGCAATTGAAAGAAGAAGAAGAGGTAGAAAGTCTACAATACTTACTGGACCATTAGGTATACAGGAAGATAAGGAAGAAAAACTAAAAACTTTATTAGGAGATTAATATGTTAGATAAAATTAAAAAAGCTATCAAGAAAATGAAACCTGCTGCAAAGAAAGCAGAACCAAAATTTAATAACATGAATGATTTACAAAATGGTATAGCAGTAAACAGAGAATCTAAATCTGAAACTAAATCTGATACTAAATCATCTTTAACTTTCGGAAAGTAAATGGCAGGAAAAGACTATTCAACAATAGGTTCATCGTCTAATAAAAAAGAAAGCTATAGTACATCTCATGCTTTTTCTTCTGGTAATAGTGGAGCAAAAAAAACATCAACATCATTTAATGGTGGGGGTGGAACTAATAATAGAGAAAATTATAGAACTACAACTTATACAACAACAAAAGTTTCTGCTGCAACAAAAAGAAGAAACGAACTAGCACTAAAAGTTGCTAAAGAAAAAAAAGACGCAGAAGCATTTAAAAATTATTCATACACAAAACCTACAGGTTTAGCAAGATTTTCACCTCTTGTTCAAGTTATGGATATAACAGGTATTGGTAAAAAAACTTTTGAAGTAAATAAATCTTATTATGAAAGAAATGTTATTGGAAAAGCAAAACCAGGTGGTGGATTTTATGGTGCATCTATAGATGATTATAAAGGTTATATGCAAGGAAGAGGATCTGGTACAGTTGATGCAATGGGAAGAACAATTAATAATCGTGATGAAGGTAGTGGATCATACATAGTTGAAAAAAATATTGGTGGAAGAACTTTACTAACAACAACACCAACTACTGCAGAAGTTTCACAAAGCAAAGCAGCACAAGCAGAAGATAGTATTGAATTAAAAAAAAGAAGAGTTAAAGCAAAAGGAAGATCACCAACAATCATGACAGGAGTTACTGGCGCAACTGGTGGCTTGACTTTAGGTAAACCAAGTTTATTAGGAATGTAATATGGCACAATCAGAAAAAGCAAAAATTTTATTATCAAGATTTGACAGACTAAAAACTCAAAGACAAAATTGGGAAAGTCATTGGCAAGAAGTTGCAGACTATATGCAACCAAGAAAAGCAGATGTAACAAAGTCAAGATCTAAAGGTGATAAAAGAACAGAACTTATTTTTGATGGTTCTCCATTACAATCAGTAGAATTATTATCAGCATCACTTCATGGTATGCTAACTAATCCATCAACACCTTGGTTCTCTTTAAAATTTAAAGATCAAGGAATGGAAGGAGAAGATGAAGCTAAAGCATGGTTAGAATCTGCTACTGAAGTTATGTACTCTGCATTCAATCAATCAAACTTCCAACAAGAAATTTTTGAACTGTATCATGATCTAATTACATTTGGAACTGCTGCAATGTTTATCGAAGAAGATGATGAAGATAATTTAAAATTTTCTACAAGACACATTAATGAAATTTATATTTCAGAAAATGATAAAGGAAGAATCGATACAGTATTTAGAAAGTTTAGAATATCTGCAAGAGCTGCAATACAAAAGTTTGGTAATGTATCAACTCACATTGCAGTTACAGCAAAGAAGGATCCTTACGAAGAAGTAGATATACTTCACGCAGTTTATCCTAGATCAGATTTTAATCCTGCAAAACAAGATAAAGAAAATATGCCTTTTGAATCTATTTACATGGATGCAGATAGTGGTGATGAATTATCTGTTTCTGGATTTAAAGAGTTTCCTTTTGTAGTACCTAGATACTTAAAAGCATCACACGAAATCTATGGTAGATCTCCTGCAATGACAGCTTTGCCAGATGTTAAGATGCTAAATGAAATGTCAAAAACTATAATCAAGTCTGCGCAGAAACAAGTTGATCCACCTTTACTTGTTCCAGATGATGGTTTTATGTTACCTGTAAGAACAGTACCTGGTGGTTTAAATTTTTACAGAGCAGGAACTAGAGATAGAATTGAACCTCTAAACATTGGTGCAAACAATACACTAGGTTTAAACATGGAAGAGCAAAGAAGAAACTCAATTAGAAATGCTTTCTATGTAAATCAATTAATGATGCAAGATGGTCCACAAATGACGGCAACAGAAGTTATACAAAGAAACGAAGAGAAGATGAGATTACTTGGACCAGTTCTTGGTAGACTTCAATCTGAATTATTAAAACCATTAATCGATAGAGCATTTGCAATTTTAATGAGAAGAAATTTATTTGCACAAGCACCAGACTTTTTATCTGGTCAAGACATTGAGATTGAATATGTATCACCATTAGCTAAAGCACAAAAATCTACAGAACTTTCATCTATCATGAGAGCAATAGAAATTATGGGTAGCTTATCAAATGTTGCTCCAGTATTTGATCATATCAATATGGATAAATTAGTTAGACATCTAACTAGCATTGTTGGTGTACCTCAAAAAATATTAAAACCACAATCTGAATTAGACGCAGAAAGACAGGCGCAAGCACAACAACAAGAACAAATGCAACAGATGCAACAAGTACAACAATTAGCAGAAGCAGGAGGAAAAGTAGCACCATTAGCAAAAGCATTGCCAGAAGAAGCGCAAGCAGTAGCTAATGCAGATGTTGAGTAGTATGCAATCAGAAAAACAAATGGAAAGTTTCATAAAGAAACTAAAAGATAACTATCAATATATTTTTAACACAGACGAAGGCAAAGAAGTTTTGTCTGATTTAGAAAAAAGATGTCATTATCATTCTACCACCAATGTAAAAGGTGATAGTCATGAAAGTGCATATATGGAAGGTCAACGCAGCGTTCTTCTATTTATAAAACAAATGCTGCAAAAGGAGAATAAGAATGTCAAGTGAACAGATAACACAAACTGATGTGCCTGTAGAAGAGACAACAACTACTACAGACACTCCTCAAGTAACACAACAACCAGTTACTTCAACAACAGCAGAACAACCAACTGTTGCTAAATCTTGGAAAGAAACAATCTCGGAAGAGTTTAGAAACGATCCTAACATTTCTAAATTTACTGAAATAGATGCGTTAGCTAAAAGTTATATCAACGCAACTAGAATGATTGGTCAAGATAAAGTTGCAGTACCAAATGAAAACTCAACAGATGATCAATGGCAAGAAGTTTATGGAAAACTAGGTAGACCAGAATCTCCAGATAAATATAAACTAGAAGTACAATCTGAAACAGCTCCATTAGATGATACTGCAATAAAACAATTTGCAGAGAATGCTCATCAACTTGGTTTAAATAATAAACAAGCGCAAGGTATTCTAGAGTTCTACAAAAATTCTATGGAAGGTTCTATTCAACAAGCAAGAGTAGATACTGAAACTGCTCAAGCAAATGCAGAACAAGAACTTCGTAAAGAGTGGGGTAGATCTTATGATGAGAATATAAAAAAAGCTGGTGCTATTGCTAAAGCAAACATGAGTGAAGATATTCTTAACATGGAACTAAAAGATGGTACTCGTATTGGAGATCATCCTTCTGTGATTAAAGGTTTTGCAAGCATTGCTAATCTAATGTCAGAAGATAAATTAGTAAGTACAGAAAGTGAGAATGTTGATAGAGGTACAGATTATGAAGCCGAAATCAGTAAACTTGTTAATGATAGGGATGGTCCATATTGGAATAAGTCTCATCCAGATCATGACAAAGTAGTTCAACAAGTATTTACTTTAAGAACAATGATTAATGGATAATCAAGAAATAAGATTAGAAATACTTCGTATTGTTGTAGAGAGTGGATCAGAGAATCAAAAATCTAATCCCTTGCCAATCTGCGAAGAATATTATACATGGGTTTGTAAGGCGAGTGAAAATTCGCCTAACAAAAGAAAGACAATTCGTAAGAACCTTTCTGACAACAAGGAATAGACTTGTAGTCTAAAAGACTTTAAATCCAAGAGAAGCCAATTTTTTTGAGAACTCCTCTGATTTTGTTTAATAATAACTTAACAAATAATAGGAGACAATTATGTCAACTGAAATAACAAAAGCATTTGTAGAACAATATAGTTCAAACATACAAATGTTATCACAACAAAAAGGATCACTTTTAAGAGATAAAGTGAGACTTGAATCTGTTACAGGAAAAAATGCATTCTTCGATCAAATCGGAAGTGTAACTGCAACAGTAAGATCAACTAGACACTCTGACACTCCACAAGCAGATACTCCTCACTCAAGAAGAAGAGTTTCACTTGTTGACTATGAGTTCGCAGATTTAGTTGATGATCTAGATAAAGTAAGAATGTTAGTAGATCCAACTTCTAGCTATGCACAAGCTGCTGCTTATGCAATGGGTAGAGCAATGGATGATGCAATTATTGCTGCTGCTACAGGAGCATCTGACACAGGTGTTGCTGGTGGTACTTCTGTTGCATTACCTTCTGCTCAAAAGATTGCTGAAGCTGGAACTGCTGGTTTAACTATCGCTAAATTAAGACAAGCGAAAGAAATCATCGATCTAGCTGATGTTGATCCTTCACTAAAAAGATACATCATCGTATCTCCAAAACAGATCACAGATCTATTAGGAACTACTGAAGTAACTTCAAGTGATTTCAACACAGTAAAAGCGTTAGCATCTGGTGATGTTAATACTTTCCTAGGTTTTGATTTCTGTGTAACTAACAGACTATCAATCGCTTCAAGCAAAAGAAAATGTATCGCTTTCGTACAAGATGGTGTTGCATTAGCTGTTGGAAAAGATTCAACTGCTAGAATCGATGAAAGATCTGACAAGGGTTACGCAACTCAAGTTTACTATTCTGCTGCATTCGGTGCAACTAGAATGGAAGAAGCTAAAGTTGTAGAAATACTTGCTCACGAAGCATAATAAATAGAATTTTAGGGGGTGGAAGCGAGAGTGGAAACCCCCTAGAGTGCATGAAACAAATTAAAGATCTACAAACTGTTCTACATTTTAAAAAAGGAGATCATGTTTATAGATATGTTTTAGTAGATAGATTTAAGAATGATGGTAAAAATCATTATGGATTTGATACTAAACAAGAAAGAACGACAGAAGAAATATTCGCTTTAGAAAAAGATAGACATATAAGGCGAAAGTATATTATAAGGAAGTAATATGGCATCAGTAGTAGACATTTGTAATGGAGCATTAAACCAACTTGGTGCATCGACAATATTATCACTTACAGAAGATTCAAAAAACGCAAGACTTTGCAACGCAAGATACACACAAGTTAGAGATAGTTTATTTAGATCTCATCCCTGGAATTGTTTAATCAAAAGAGTTGAACTAGCAAGAGATACAGAAACTCCTTCATGGGGTTTTAGTTATCAATTTACTTTACCTGCAGATTGTTTGAGAGTTCTTGGAATATTAAATTACGATTATGATTTTAAAGTAGAAGGTAGAAAAATTTTAGCAAACCATGGAACAGTAAAAATTCAATATGTTTCAAGAGTAACAGATGCTAATCAATATGATGAACTATTAAGAGAAACAATTTCTGCATCACTAGCAGCAGACATTGCTTATGCAGTTACTTCATCTAATCCTACGGCTTCTAATATGTATAATTTATTTCAAGACAAATTAAGAGAAGCAAGATTTGTAGATGCTACAGAAGGTCAAAATACTAATCCAGACAATGGTCAATCAGATGTTATTGGATCTTCATCTTTTATAAACGCAAGGTACTAACCTATGGCTAGAGTTGCTGTTCAATTAACGAACTTCACAGGTGGAGAATTATCACCAAGGCTAGATGGTAGAAACGATCTACAAAAATACCCTACAGGATGTAAGACTTTAGAAAACATGATTGTCTATCCTCATGGAAGTGCAGCAAGAAGATCTGGCTCACAGTTTGTAGCAGAAGTAAAAGATAGTTCTAAAGAAACAAGATTAATTCCTTTTGAGTTTAGTACAACACAAACTTATATGTTAGAGTTTGGTGAGCAGTACATAAGATTTTATAAAGATAATGGTCAAATATTATCTGGTGGTTCAGCTTACGAAATATCTTCACCTTATTTAGAATCAGAATTGTTTGATATTAAATATGCACAAAGTGCTGATGTTATGTATTTATGTCACCCCAATCATCCAGTAAAAAAATTAGCTAGAACAGGTCACACATCCTGGACACTAACAAGTGTTGAATTTACTAATGGTCCATTTATGGATCACAATATTGAAACAACAACTATGACAGCATCACATACGAATGCAGGTCAAACAGGTACATTAACTTTATCATCAACTACTGGAGTTAATTCTAATCAAGGTTGGTTGTCAACTGATGTTGGAAGATTAGTTCATATGCTTGATGGTCATGTAAAAATTACAGGATACACATCATCAACTGTTGTTAATATGGAAGTCATATCAGACATATCAAATGGTTCAGCTACAACTGATTTTGCATTAGGTTCTTTTTCAGATACTACTGGTTATCCTTCTTGCGTAACTTTCTTTGAACAAAGATTAGTATTTGCAGCAACCTTATCTCAACCACAAACATTATTTTTTTCAAAGTCTGGTGATTATGAAAACATGGATGATAATTATCATGGAGTTGTAGCAGATGATGATTCTATTATTTATACGATTGCATCAAACCAAGTAAACGCAATTAGATTTATGACAGCTACAAGAACTTTAATTATTGGTACTGCAGGGGGTGAGTTTGCAGTTAGTGGTGGTGGAACTGATATTGCAATAACACCTACAAACATATTAATTAAAAAACAATCTAACAATGGAGCTGCAAATGTAGATGCTCTAGCTGTTGGTAACGCAACTTTATTTTTACAAAGAGCAAGAAGAAAGTTAAGAGAACTAGCTTACAACTTTGATGTTGATGGTTATGTGGCTCCAGATCTAACTATCCTTGCCGAGCATATTTCTGAAGGTGGATTTAAACAACTATCATATCAACAAGAACCTAATCAAGTTATCTGGTGCGCAAGAAACGATGGTCAATTAGTTGGCTTAACTTATCAAAGAGAACAACAAGTAGTTGCCTGGCACAGACATATTTTTGGTGGTGTATTTGGAAGTGGTAATTCAGTTTGTGATAGTGTTGCTACAATTCCTACAGATGATTCTGAATATCAAACATGGGTTATTGTAAAAAGAACAATCAATGGTGCTACAAAAAGATATGTAGAATATATTCATCAATATGACTTTGATGAAACAGATGATACTTCATTTAATTTTTTAGATTCACAATTAGCTTACGATGGTTCACCTGCTACAACTATATCTGGTCTATCACATCTTGAAGGTGAAACTGTTTCAGTATTAGCTGATGGTGCAACTCATCCAGACAAAGTTGTTAGTTCTGGATCAATCACATTAGATAGATCTGCAAGTAAAGTTAAAGTTGGATTGGGTTATACATCTTTATTACAAACAATGAGAATAGATGCAGGTTCACAGAATGGTACATCACAAAGTAAAACTAAAAGAATCTATGAAATTACTGCTAGACTTTACGAAAGTATTGGTGTGGAGATTGGTCCAGATCTAGATAACATGGAACGAATACCATTTAGATCTTCAGCTAACGCAATGGGTAGTGGTATCAATGTATTTACTGGAGACAAAGAAATAGAATTTAGAGGTAACTACGAGACAGATGGTTTTATATTTGTAAGACAAACTCAACCTTTACCTTTGACGATACTATCTTTATATCCTAAACTTCAAACTAACGATGGATAGAATATTAAATATAGTAACATATAAAGCAGAACATGGAGCATACATTATGAAGCAACAAATGAATCATACATTAATGGATAAGGATATGGAGTTTGATGGTAATCCTAGTAACCTAGAACAAGATAACTTAGCATTTACAGGTATGATTTCTGGTAAACCTATCTTTGCTGCAGGTATGAAAATCATTTGGAATGGTGTTGCAGAAGGTTGGGTGCTAGCAACTAAAGATGCTTTAGATCATCCATTGCTTGTAGCGAAAGCTATTAGAAAAGATTTTGCAAGAATTGCTAAAGAAAATAATATCAAAAGAGTTCAAACTGCTGTAAGAGCAAACTATACAACTGGCTTAAAATTTGCTAAGTGGTTAGGTTTAGAGGAAGAAGGATTAATGAAAAAATTTGGCTTTGATGGTTCAGATCAATATATGTATGCGAGGTTATTCTAATGGGTTGGACTACTGCTTTAGTTGCTGCTACATCTGCAGTACAAATAAAATCTCAAGGTGAAATTGGAAAGTTTAACGAATCTGTAAATAATCGTAATGCTAAAGTTTTAGAAAATGAAGCTGAAGCTATAGAAAGAAAAACAGAATTTGACTTAAAACAATTTGATAAAGAGTTTGTAAAACTAAGAGGAACAACAGTAGTTAATACTTTAAAATCTGGTGCTGAATATAGTGGATCTGCATTAAGAGTTGCTTATTCAAACGAAAGAGAAAAAATTCTACAAGAAAATTTAATAAAATATAATGCTAAAATGAATGTAGCTAAGAAAATTGAACAAGCTAATTTTGCAAGAATCAAAGGTCAAATGGCTAGACAATCAGCAAGACT